ACAGGAACAGCAACGGCAGAACCAGATCGGGTCTGTATAGGATATTCATTCCAGCTTACGATGCGTTAGAAGGTTTCTTTGATCGGTACGGAAACCCAGTCATAGAAGATCCAGAGCAAGAGGTAGAGGGGATTGACGGAGACTTCATCTCTGTAGGCAGCAAGACTTACTTGAAGAACGAGCGCAGGTCATTCAAGGATAACCCATCGGAGCTGAACGAGGTGACTAGGCAGTTCCCGTTTACGGAAGATGAAGCGTTCAGAGACAGCATTGAGGGGAGCCTGTTTAACATAGGTAAGATATACCAGCAGATTGAACACAACGAGGAGCTGTTTCCAGACCCTGTTGTGATAGGAAACTTTACGTGGAAGGAGAAAGATAAAGAGGTTGTGTTTTCTCCCACCCCGAACGGAAGGTTCAGGGTTTGTTGGATGCCAGATCCAGAGCATAGAAACGTACTGAAGCTAGAGAGGGGAAAGAAAGTTGCTCCGTTTACGGAATACGGTTGCGGCGGGGTTGACTCCTACGACCTGGACGCTACGGTAGATGGCAGGGGATCGAAGGGAGCGCTACACATGTACAACAAGTTTAGCCTGAACCGCCCTCCCAACATGTTTGTGGTGGAGTACGCCTCTCGCCCAGACCTTGCTAGTATCTTTTATGAAGACGTTCTGATGTGCGCTTTTTATTATGGCTACCCGCTGCTTGTAGAGAACAACAAGTATGGTATCGTAAGATACTTTGAATCAAGAGGTTACGACGGTTACTTAATGGACCGACCCAAGCATCTACTTAGTAGCTCTTCACACGTCAACGTTAAAACAAAAGGGATACCGTCTAACTCTCAGGATGTCATTCAGTCCCACGCTCAATCCATAGAGAAATACATCCATGAACATGTAGGTGTTGACCACGAAAGCGGCGAAGTTGGGAAGATGTATTTTAACAGGACCTTAGAGGACTGGATTGGATTTAAGATAGACAAGAGAACTAAGTTTGACTTGACGATCAGTTCTGGCTTAGCGCTTTTGGCTGCTCAAAAACCAAAAGAAAAAGAACGGGCTAACTTCCAGGAGAAGGTGTTTTTCAGGAAATATAAGGTCTAGCCCGTATTTGCTATATTTGCAAAATACGCCTATAGTGCTATCAACAAATGAATTACACAAACGACAAGCGTAAAAGCTCTTTTCCTGACCCTCTTGCTAGCTCGGAGACCAAAAAAAGCAATTCTTATGGTTTGCAGTATGCAAAAGCCATTGAGTCTCAGTGGGGAAAGATCACAAACGCGACTTCGTTGTATGGCAGAAGAAACGTCATTTTCGAAAGAAGCAGGGATTACGCAAACGGCACTCAGGACACCAATATCTACAAAAAGCTTTTAAGATCTTTGGCGCCAAATGATGGAGACGGTACTCTTCTTAATCTTGACTACACTCCAGTTCCTATCCTTCCAAAGTTTGTTAGGGTTGTGGCGAATAAGATTTTGTCTCGTAACCCGTATCCAAACCTTGAGGCTGTTGATCCACTCTCTTCTTCGGAGAAGAACAACAGAAAAAGGAAGATAGAGATACAGGTAGAGGCAAAGAAGCAACTTCAGCAGCTCAAAGAAAATACAGGCATGGTTATCGGTGACGATCCAGATAATCTCCCTGATTCTTTAGAGGAGGCGGAAATCTTGTTGGGCACCAACATCAAAACCGATGCAGAGATGGCTGCTCAAATCGGGACCAACATGACCCTCTCCTGGAACTCATTCAATGATAATGTGTTCCGAAGATGCGTTAACGACTTGGTGTCTCTGGGTATGGCCGTTGTGAAGAGGAGCAACGACCCTAACGAAGGTATCAAGACCGAGTATGTTGACCCCTCTTGCTTTATTCACAGCTACACAGAAGACCCTGGGTTTAACGACATGATGTACGCTGGGCATGTAAAGACTATCTCCATCCAGGAGCTCAAGCGTCTTGCTGGTCACGAACTTGACGAAGAGGTTTTCCAGAAGATTGCCAAAGCCGCAAAGAACAGGGACGGAAACGATCCGAATGCGTACAGCAGAAAATCATATAACAAGCGCTCCATGCGCCAGGAGTATGGTTACGACGAGTACATGGTGGATGTCCTGGACTTTGAGTTTATCTCTGTCGATTGCATCTACTTCGAAGAAAAGGAAAACAGATTCGGAAATGTGAACTTCTTCATGAAGGGGTTCGACTACGAAGAAAAGCAGGGGAGTGTATTTGACAGAAAGCCTCACAAGATGGAGATATCTACCGTCTATGGAGGCTGTTATGTGATGGGTGGCTCTGACGTGATGTTTAATTACGGGATGACAAAGAACGTCCCTAAAAACATTCACGATTTATCGAAGTGCAGGCTGTCATATTCTGTGACCGCCACCAACATGAGGAATATGATTCCAAAGTCGATGGTGGATAGCTGCACTGGCTTTGCGGATATGTTGCAGTTGACGCACCTCAAGATCCAGCAGGCTATCGCAAAAGCGAAACCAGACGGCCTGATCATTGACATCGAGGGCTTGGAGAATGTGCAGCTTGGCAAGGGTGGTGAGCTCCAGCCTCTGGACTTGCACGATATCTACGAACAGACTGGCGTATTCTATTACAGAAGCAAGAACCCAGAGGGTGGGTTCCAGAACCCTCCTGTAAGAGAGATCGGCAACAGCATTCGGAACATCAACGAATTGATCGGTCTGTATAACCACTATCTCCGAATGATCCGTGACACTACGGGGATTAACGAGATGATGGATGCTTCTACTCCGAAAGGCGACACCCTCGTGGGCGTTCAACAAAACGCTATTGCCGCTGGGAACAATGCTATCTACGACATCACGAATGCTTCTATGATCCTTTACAAAAAGGTGTGCGAGGATATCGTAAAGTGTATTCAAATCTTACCGACAGATTGTGTCTTGTACAAAAGCTACGAGAATGCGATAGGTAAAGAAAACATGTCTGTTATCTCTTCCTTCAGTGACTTACCCATGTACAACTTCGGGGTCCAGGTTGTCAAAGAGATGGAGGATCAAGACAGGGTTTATCTGGAGCAAAACATCCAGATGTCTATTCAGCAAAAAGAGCTAGACATCGAGGACGCTATTGCTATCAGGAATATGAAGGATGTCAATCAGGCTGAAAGGCTCCTTGTGGTTCGACGCAAAAAGCGCATGGCAAAGCAGCAAGAGATGGCTATGCAGAATTCACAGATGCAAGCACAGTCAGCCCAACAAGCCGCTCAAGCTGCCTCTCAAGCCAAGATGCAAGAGATGCAGATGGAGGCACAGCTGGAAGCACAGCAGCTTCAGTTGAAGGCACAACTGGAGGGTCAGCTCGAACAAGTCAAGCATCAGTTCAGAAAAGAAATAGAATTAATTAAGGCTCAGGCGACTTTAGGCTTCAAGACAGACGAACAAGAGTTTAAGGAAAAGCTCGAAGTCTTGAAAGAAGATCGAAAAGACGAGAGAGTCAAAAAACAATCAGCAGAACAAAGCAAACTAATTTCTCAAAGACAGGGTTCACGCGGTCCGTTGCCAGAGGTAGCTGACAGTGTAGATGGCGTCGTAAACTCATTTTTAGGCTAAAATGGCAAACAAGGTAAACTTAGACGTATCAGAAAAGCTTGATATTACTTGCAGAAGAGGTGATACCTTCTCGCTTACCCTGACCTTAAAAGATTCTGGCGGTACAGCTATTCAGCTAGAAACGTTAGGCTACAGCTTTTTGATGGACGTAAAAACAAACCCAGCCCAAAGCAGGGGCAAAGCAGCTCAAAGAGAAGTTGTTGCTTCGAGCGTTGGGTCTGAATCTGTTTCAAAAGTTAATAGCGGCCTTGACAATGGTTTTGAGTTTACAGACATTACTGATAACGGAACTGTAAAGGTTACGGCATCGGCTAACGTCATGTCTTTGTTCCCTGTCGGCGTGTTTACTTACGACATCCAGCAAAACGTAGACGGAGCCGTAACGACTATTCTCAGAGGTTCATTTAAGGTAAACGAAGATATTTCTGGATAATATGCCTGAGTCAATAACAGTAACTATACCTGACGCTATTTCGCTTAATGTCACGTCACCCAGCCCAGCTGGGGTTTCTGTGCTGTCTCCAGCCGCTAGCTCATTGACGGTCACCGAGAAGGGAATTAAAGGCGACACTGGGGCTACTGGAGCTACTGGAGCTACTGGTCCAGCAGGACCTCAGGGCATCCAGGGTATTCAAGGCCCAGCTGGAGCTGACGGAGGAGGGGATGTTTCTTTGGATCTAAGCCCGCAGCTAGGTGGAAACCTCGACGTACAGGCTAGGTCCCTTTTTACTAGCACCACTGACGGCGACATACAGTTCACCCCCAATGGAACTGGAAGCATAAACTTAGACGGTACTGTTAAGTTTAAGAGATTTAGCACTCCTCCCGATGCGTTTGAGGGAGGCATGTATGCTGACAATGCTGACAACCTGTATT